GTACTTTGCAATAAAAAACCCCAGTGCATTTGCTCACTGGGGAAACTGCATCGATTAAGGCTTCAACTCAAAAGGGAGCCGTTTTATTCAATTAGAAGCATCAATTGAATTTACTTTCTGACTCTATATCATAGATGAAAAATTGTGCAAGATCTTTGTTAAGTTCCAAATTTTTGATTTGTTCACCCAGCAATAAACGAACAGATTCAGCTGAATTTCGAATATTTACAATTTCATAATTTAAAATGAGTTTATCTTCTTCAGACAATTTTTCTTTTAAATTTTTAATATAAATAAAAATATTTTCCGCAAAATACTTTGCCATTTCTGCACGTAACCAAATTTCGTTGCTTGAAACTGTGTTAAGTGGTCTAAAAGATTCCAATTTTTCGATGCAATCAATTTTATCTTGATAATGTTTAAATTCGGATGTTTTAGGAGGGTTTTGAGAGCATAAAAGAAATGAGGTAGAGTGTTTAGACAAGTTTAAGGATTTATGCGATTCTAGCTCATTTAAATAGGGTTTTTCTGTAGTTTCCTTTTGAACCTTCTCAATTGTAATCGTTGGATCAATAATTGATAGCGAACATGAATGTATAAATAGAAAAAAAAACAGTTTCATAATAGTCCTTAGTTTTAAATATTTATAGTTTATGTATTCAAAAAAAAACAGTTTTTTTAAGTTAAAGAAAAGGGGTTCTATGAACGATGATAGTTTCATACTAAAAGTTGGTTTTGCTCTAATAATCACCCTAGCAATTGCAATTTATTACTTAAGTTTATCATGGGAAAAATATCCGCATGACAACCAGATTGAAGAGTTTATTGAAAAGGTTGTAGAAAAAAAGACTGGTATTGATATCGATCTTTCACCCGATTCACCAGAGAAAGCATAATGTTTCATTATTGTTTCCCTAAGCTAAATTTTAAACTGATTTCAGCTATTGTAATTCTGTTTTTAACAACTTCATTAGTTTGTTTTTTATTATTCAATTTAAATAAAAAAGTTGCTGTAGAAGCTGTTACAGGGTAATTATGTTTTTTTAAATTCTCCTAATTAATTTGTATAAGTATACTTTATGCAAAAAAAGGAAGTTATGAAAAAATTTAACATGAATCTCGAAGAAGAAATACAAAAGTTAAACAACGAATATAAGTTATTGAAAGAAAGTGTTTTATTAGCGCAGAATAAAACAGTCTCCAAAACAAGCTCGTGGTTGAGGATTAGGGTAGGGTAAAACCTACCCTTTCATTTAGAATGGAAAATCTTCTAAATTCTGTTTTTCTTGTGCTTGAGGTTTACCGATTGTCTTAACTAGTTTGACTTGGCAAGTAATTTTCGGGGAGGGTTCACCTGTTTTACTTGTGTAAGCTCCTATGATAATATCTCCACAAACAAGTACTTGAGAATCTTTTTCAATCAAGCTTGCATACTTTAGAATTCCCTCATTCAAGAAGCAATCAACGAAAATGTAGCCTTGTTTGTTGTTAGCTACTTTAACTTTCATAATATGAAAAGTTTTTCCGTTATGTGTTTTTGTTTCAGCTGGTTGAAATAAATAACCTACAATTTGACCTAGAAACATTTGTTACCTCACTTTGTTTCTTTGAAGTCCCAAAAAAAGGACTCTTTCTTATATAACTCTGTATTACACCGATAATCTTCCGCCATTTTCTTATAGTCGTAAGTTGTTCGATAGATTTTCTTAATCGTTGTTTTATACGTCTTAGTTTCCTTCTCCCCGATCAAAGCAAGAATCGCAGCTTTAAGCTTCTCTTCTTTGTCTTCTAAAACCTTAACGAGTTCTTTTTTCTCTGCTCTAAATTCTTGTAGCTTTTGAAAGAGATCGTCGAGAAGATCGTTTTCTTCGTATCCTAGCGCATAACTTTCTTCATCTAGCATACACTCATAGAACTCTTTTTCTTTTGCTATAAGCGATTTAAGATAGGCTTCATCCCGTTCTACGATAACGATTGCAATCTCAAGATCACGATAAGAGCAATAGATAATGCTTTTAAGATTAGAAACTAGCATTTGATGTTGTAGTTGGGGATAGTACTTTTCGGGAACTTTACCATTTACCGCTAGTTGATGATCCGCTAAATTTGGCACTTTGATTTCGCATGCAACATTTGCCTCTAAGTCGTAACCGTCATAGCTTGCAATCATAAACTCGTATTCATCAGATTGACAAACGATCGGTTCCATTTTCAAACCTTTATCTGCATTCAGTAAAGAAAGTGCGTACGGTTCTAGGTCTTTCCCTGCTTGGATTCCTGCATGAATGACAGTAGAAGAAACACCTGTTCGTTTTTCATTTAGAAGTTGTTTAGGCGACTTATAGGGCGATACTCCCATAATGATAGGGGCATCACTAGCCCCAATCTTTGTTCTTCTAAAATCAAGCCATTCCTGGCTATTTTGCTCAAGTGCTAGAAGTTTCATTTACTACCTCAATTTCTCCACATACAACAACGGTATAATTCCCTATTCCCAATTTTACCGATGAGCTACAACCAGCTAGCAGTAAAAACAATAAAGTGCTAATTATTAGATTCATTTTCTTCCTTCTTTTTTGTAATTAATGCTTTAATCGCTTCGAGGTTTTCAGTTGTCCAAGTTTGCACAGACAAACCACACAACTTGTTGACTTCTTCTTTAAGATTGTATTTGGCAATAAACGGAATAAGTTTTCGTTTTAGATTGTTTAATTGCTGATCCTCTTCGCTAATTTCAATTTGTTGGGGTTTAGATTTCTTTTGCTCGGATTTTGGTTTATTAGATGCTACGCCATCGTCATCTTCTTCAGCACATAAATTAAACAAAGCGATCAAGTTATAGCGAATAGCGTAAGTAGAAGCAGAACCCAAGTTTTGCATGTAGTTCATTTTATTACTTAGCTCTACATCAAGTTTAATCTTAGTTCCGATGTATTCACCGCTTGTGTGATATACGAAGCTAGTTAGCTCCATGGTTTCGATGTTTCGATCATGTACAATAAACAGACCAGCTTCTAAAAGTGGCTTTTCGATCTTGTCTAAGATCTCATCGATAGTTGCGTACTTATAGCCGTAACCAGATTTGTTTTTATTGATCGTGCCAAATTTTTGTTTTGCAGAAACTAGAGCTGGCAGTAACTTTGTAATAGATTCAGATTTAATCATTTTTTACCTCAATTTATTTCATGATTTTATCATACAAAAAAAGCGATTTATTATGCAAGAAAAAAGTTTTGACTATGACTACGAATATGAAATACAGAAAAAAATCATTGAGAAAAAAATAAGCATAAAAAAGAAAGAAATTCAGAAAATCATATCTCGCGTTCAATCAGATAAACTTGCGTTATTACATTACGTAAAAACAGATAAATCAGGGAAGATCAAGAACTTCGAAGCAATGAGAAAGATTTTAATTCGGAATCAGAAGCTCTTATTTGTCCTGTTAAAGATGATTAAAGAGTATCAACTATCAAGAAGAGAGATTGCAGTTCTATGAGTACTAAACAAGACATGCTGGACAAGATAAACGAAATATGGGGTCTTTACATTCTTGAAATAATGATGTGTGTTAACGAACTGGAAATGATATCAATCAGCGATTGGCCCGACTTTGTGTTAAAAGAAAATGTAGATCAGTTGAAGAAGGCTATTTACGATTCGAGATCTAAGCTAAAGTCTTCAAGAGTGTTGCTTGATAGTTTACTAGAAGCTTACGAAGTTTACAGCGAAGTTTTCCCAAAAGAAAAGCCAGCCCCAGCCTCAGCAGTCAGCAAACAGCCATCAGCCAATCAGCCATCAGCAGAAAAGCCAAGACTTGCTTTCTCACCCTTTCAAAGTAAGAAAGCAGAGTGATTACTTTTTCTTCTTGTTAAGTTTATCTATTGCTTCTTCAAATAAAGTCAAACGTACATTTAGACTTTCAATGTCATAGTTATTTTTTTGGCATGACTTTGTAAGTGTGTCTTTGTAAAAGTGATCAATACTATATAATTTATCCTTGAAGAATTTAAACATGAAGTATTGAGTAGCAATTGATAAAACAATCCAAATGATCGTTGCGGTATTCATTTTACTTTTCCTCAAGCTGTTCTAATAAGTCTTGTAATAACGCTATGCTTTGAAGCTGCGTTAATTGATGAACGAAAACTAGATGAGTTATGAGCCTCGAGAGAGCTAATTTGTTCTCGCTGATGATTTCTTCTTTATCTTCGTGATTGTCTAAGTAAAACATCAATCCTCAATCTTACTGCAAAAGTCCGCTACAAATGATTCAAATAAATCTTGCTGTGAGATGTCGTTTTGAATGCAATGAATTTTGAATTTTTTATATAGATGATTAGGTATGTAAACCAAAATCCTTGGTTGGTCTTTTCTAAATTTTTTCTCTGTCATTTTGTTTTTCCTTTTTAAACATTTCACTAAAATTTAAAATTCCGCGAAAGAAATTCTCTATCATTTTTAATCTCCTCACTAGCATATCCAAGTGAATAGCGGTCTTGTTTAACTGCTTCGTAAACTATTTCTTTATCATTCCTAAACTCATCGCTTGCGTATTCAAGTAAATAGCCGTCACTTTTCACAGCTTCAAGAACAACTTCCCTATCATTCTTGAGCTTCTCGTTTGCGAAAAAAAGTGCTTTCCAGTTTTTTCTCACAGCTTCAAGAACAATTTCTCTATCATTCCTTAACTCGTCGCTAGCGTATCTAAGTGACAAACCGTTTTGTTTAACTGCTTCAATAACAACTTCCCTATCATTCTTGATCTCGTCGCTTAAGAATTGAAGTCTTAATCCGTCTTGTCTGACTTTTTTAAGTGCAATTTCTTTATCTGTGATCATGTTTTTTCCTTTTGTTGTGTTGCGTCTTTATACTGATTTTCCCAAACCTTTAGACCTTCTAAAATATCAAATTTTTTGTTCATGAATGCGGTTATTTTTAAAACGCTCCATTGCTCTTGATAAGATAATTTACGGAACATCTCAATGTCCTTCATGTCTAATTGTTTGAACATTTGTTCTATAAATACAATGTCACGTAAATGTTGGGGTGTAAAAGAATCTGATTTTGTCATGTCATTACCTCAATTTGTTGTGTTGCCCCCAAAAGGGGGCTAAATTTTATAGTGTTATTTGTTTTAACTCGTAGTTAATAGCATTAAGAATAGCGTTTTCATTTTTCTTTTCTTGTTCTTCTCTAGCTGTTCGCTGTTCTTCTGTTTCATTAAACGAAACATTTTCAAATTTAAAACTCACGTTTTTCATAACTTTTTCAATAGCAATACGTTTTTTAATTTGAGCGAGTTGAAATGGGTTTAAGTTCTCTTTGTGTTGCTCATAAAATTCTAAAATAGTTTTTTCATCTGCAGAATGTTTTAAAGAGAAGTATTGTAAATGACCATGTTCATCAAGAAATAAAACTTTTACAGGGGCATAAGTAGATTTTTTTGGAGCGCACCAATTTCCAGTTCGCGGATCTTTTGTTTGAACTATGTAACGATCGCCGTTTTTATTCGATTCAATCCATGATCGTTGTTCTGTTCTCATACGAAAACCCCACGGATAATCTTTTATTACGTACGCTGTTTCTTCTGATGTGTGATTGTAAAGATAGTTTCTCATTTTTATTGCCTCAATTTTTTTTATTGCACTTGTTTGCTTTTGTATATTCAATATAACACACACAATAATTATACACAACAAAAAAGAAAAAAAAGAAAAGTTTGTTAAAAAGCTTTCTGTGTGCTAGTATAACTATAGAGTAAAGAAGGGAGATTAAAATGTACTTTCCTAAAGGAAATAAAGAGAATTACAATGCAGAAATAGAATACAAGTACGGTCTAGACTGTGCTATAATATTTTACTATATAAAGCTAAAGCTATCAGGACATTGTAGCGAACATTTTAATAAAAAATGGGTAGAAATTAATAATTTAAGTTTACGTGCTATTTTACCAACACTCAATGACGATAAAATAGATTTAGCATTTAAAAAAATGACTTTGGGCTTCGTTTCTGAAGATAAAAAAGAATTTTTACCGCCGATTTTATATGGATTTAAACACACTGAAATATTTGAAGATGTCGAAAATTCTAGCGATTGGATTTTATATACAATTATTGACGATTGTAAATATTAAAATTTTAAAAGGAAGACTAAAATGTCTCTTAGAAGTAATAGAGAGAATGAAATGATCAGGTTTGAGTGGGAAATTATAGATCAGTTGACTAAAAAATTACAGTATTCAAGTTTTTCGGCAGCAAGAGTATATCTAGCAATTTCATCACTTATAAAATTTCAAGATGATGAAATTAGAATTACTTATTCGATGCTTAGAGAAAGAACAGATTTAGATATTTCTACGATTATTTCAGCTGTTAAAGAATTAGTTGACGGAGGACTGATAACAAAAATCAAGGGTAGGACATTAACATATAGCATGAAACAGTAAAATTTTAAATTTAATACCAAACAAAAAACCCGTAGTGGTAAGCTACGGGCTATTAATTTATAGCGATCTGTGAAATCGCTACACGGTTTTAGTTAAAGATTTTATAGGGTATTTCTGACGATCAATTTTCTATAGTGAAGCCTCTTTAGTATTTAAGGAGAAGTTCTATGTAAAACAGTTCCATTAACAACAGTTCTATTAGAAGAACGGTTCTATAAAAGAACGCTTCAATCGTAGCATATCGTCGTTTTTTTACGTTATACGATAAATTCTTTTAATAGAACCTTTATTAAAAATTTTAATTAAAGGTCATCATGGAAGATTATTTTTTACCTAATTTTACTCAAGCGCCAAATTATTTTTTCGACGTTTTACTTAATCAGCTTTCATCGACTGAAGTTCATGTCATGTGTGCGATCATTAGAAAAACGTACGGATGGCATAAAGCAGAAGATAAGATCTCTTTTTCACAGCTTACAAAAGCCACAGGTTTAGCATTGAGTACAGTACAGAATGCAATTAAGAAATTAGTTGATAAGGGAATTGTAGTTTCAAAAATAGTTGATGGTATCAGAGCTTACTCTTTCATCGTTAACAAAGAACATACAGTTACTAGTAAAGAATTTTTACCAGATGAGCAGCAAAATAATTCTTATATACCGAATGGCGGTATAGATAATGTTCAAAATAATTCCTATATACCGGATTCCGGTATAGAGGTATACCGAATCCCGGTAACCCCCCCCTACCGAATCCCGGTAACACACAAAGAACGGCTGCAAATAAAGGAAAAAACAGCTAGCACGCGCGAGGCTGGGGCTGCTTCTTTACAGAAGATTGGCTTTGATTCTGTAGCTGGAGTCTTTACAAATGCTGAAGCTGTAAAGGAGGAGTTTGAGAGTAAGTACAAGGAAAGGCTGGAAGCTAGGGGGATGTTTATGGAAGATGTATACTTCGATGCTTGCGATTTGATCAAAAAAGGCTTGAAAGTAGAACGCTACGGTAGCTTTTTAGAGAGCTTTTATAGAGATAGAGCTTTTCCATGGATTCGAAACGAGATGAAGAAAAAGCATGAAGCAACATTGACAGCTGAACAAATTAAGCAAGGGAGAGAGAACTATGAGTTCTACTGCTCTTTGCCATACAACAAGCTTTTAGAATTTCGAGATCTGCATATCAAAGTCAAAAATCGCGATTACGAATGTTACGTTTACGCTAATCCTGAAGAGTTTAAAAAGTTTATCGATAAAGCATTCGGGGAGTTCTATGTATAATTCTAGAAGATCAAAGAACATCGTTCCAGAGCCTCCCAAGGACTTATCTCAACAAAAACGACTCATCACAGCTTTAAACGAAAAGCTCTTGTCTATGAGCTTAGAAACACCATTTTTGCTTGAAGACTATTGTGTTATCGTTACTGTACGGAAAGGGTTTTGCTATGTGATTGAGTTGAGTAGCGAGAACTTTAGAGCACAGGTAGAGTTAGCAGTGAGGACTTTGTTTCTAGGCAAATCAAACGAGATTCTACGTATCGTGAAATGAGGAGTTTGAATAAACAAACCCCCCGAGTTCCGCGAGACCCCCCTTATTGATGGGATTCTTTTAGTTTTAAAAAGAAATCTGACTCATCAGCAAAAACTAAAAACGTTATGTAATTTTCTGTAATTTTATGTACTTGTGCATAAATCTGATAGTGAACAACATCTTCTTTTTCTACCTCTGCAATACGCATACGATCTGACGAAGTATTAATCGAATGTAAGTAAGTAAATTCAACTAAATCATTCTCTTTAAATCTTTCTATTTCAAATTTTACGCCGTTTAAAGAGAGACCACGCAAATAAATTGGCAAAGAATCATACATACAATGACAGTTGTCGCAATCTTTGCTAAGAGTGTATTTTATGCCACTACCCTTAAAATATTTTATTATTGATTCTTCTCTTTGTGTTGCTAAATCTTCTAGTCGTTTTCTTGTTTTTGTCTTTGTTGTGTCGTGTAGAGGATTAATGAAAATACCATCTTCAATTTTTGAAAATAGATAATAATCTTTAACTGTGTTCATGAAAGTCTCTCAGTTTATCTCAATTAATTTTGCGTTAGAACGCTTTAATGACATCACAATATCACAATGTCTTTTTTTATTGCAAACTTTTTCTGATTTATTTTTATTAAAATGTACATTACACAATTAAAACAGTTTAATTTTTTTGTGCTTTACTTTTAAATATTACGCGTATATAATATAGAGAAAAAAGGAAAAAATGGAAGAGTCAACAGCTACAGTTAAATTAGATGCAGAACTTCTCAAAGAGATCAAAATATACTGCGTGCAAAAATCTCTAAAGCTTAAAGAAGTTTTTGAACTTGCTTTGAAAGAGTATAAAGAAAGACACTTGAGCTAATGAAAGATCTACTGTTAGATCAAAAATGGCGTTTAGAGCATCTTTACAAAATAGTTGACAAAGAGGGTGAGTCAACAGTATTTAAGTTTAACTGGGCTCAAGAAGAGATCTATTCACGCTTGCATACATGTAATGTCATACTGAAAGCACGGCAGCTCGGCATATCTACTTTCTGCTGTCTCTATCTCCTTGACGAATGCTTATTCAATAAGAACTTTACTGCAGGCATCATCGCACATACTAGAGAAGACGCGGAGTATTTATTCAAGCGTGTAAAGTACGCTTACGACAATCTCCCCGCGGTTGAGACGTCAGAAGGCATCATAGATCTAAAAGACACGTTCAAAGCGCGCTCAGACAGCGCAAGAGAGCTTAGTTTCATTAACGGCTCAATGATACGCGTCGGCACATCTATGCGCTCAGCTACACTCAATCTCTTGCATTTATCAGAATTCGGTAAGATCTGCGCTCAGTACCCATCCAAAGCTCAGGAGATAATCTCGGGTTCTCTCAACACAGTCGCAACAGGTCAAAAAATCATTATAGAGTCTACTGCAGAAGGAAGCTCTGGACACTTCAAAGATATGTGCGTACTTGCTGAAGAGAGACGTAAAGATAAGACAAAACTAACAGCTAGCGAATATCGTTTCTTCTTTTTCCCTTGGCACTTACATCACGAATATCAGCTTCGCGAATCTGTCTACTACACTCCCCGAATGCTTGAGTACTTCGAGTCTCTCAAAGCAAAAGGGATCAACTTATCAGAGTATCAAAAAGCATGGTACGCTCAAAAGTACGCGATTCAAAAAGACGCTATGCTACGTGAGTATCCGTCTACATCGACAGAAGCTTTCCAAGCATCGACAGAAGCGCAATACTACACTCGTTACATCAATCAAGCACGTGATGAAGGACGTATTGGAAACTTCCCCTACGACTCATCAACACCAGTTCATACAGGATGGGATCTAGGTTACTTTGATTCAATGTCAGTATGGTACTTTCAAGTCATGCCATCTGGAGACATACGTTTTATTGATTTTCACGAAACGTCTGGACAATCACTTGCTGAAAACATTCGCATCGTCAAATCAAAGCGTTATGTGTACGGGGAACATTTTGTACCGCACGACGCAAAAGTACATGAGATGAGTACTGGTCTCACACGTCTAGAGATTGCCTATGACTTAGGTTTAAACATGACAGTTGTAGATCGAATCGGTGTACAAGACGGTATAGACTTAGTTAAATCTTGTTTAGAAAGATCATGGTTTCACGAACCTTTATGCAAAATTGGAATAGACCATATCGCAAACTACTCTCGGGAGTGGAACACGAGTTTAGGAAGACCAGAAGAAAGACCGCGACACGATGAGCATTCTCATTGCGCAGATTCCCTACGCTATAGTATTTTAGCATATAAAAAGTACTTTGCAGATACTCGTAAGCAAGTACAAGAACAAAGCTCCATGCCAGCAATTTTTGATACAGATCGTTTCCCGCTTGGTCAGCAAATGTTTTAAAAAACTCCGTTATCTTTTCTATTCATAGACAGCACCTCTTAAAATTTGCTAACTTATAAAAAAAAGTTGGTAGTGAATGTACAATCTTTCGGAAAGACTACAATCTAGATTTTATAAAAGCGGTGATAAAACAGACGTACTTGATCGGATGGAACGATCGTACATGAACTATGTCGTTGTCAATCAAGCTTTTCAAGCAGAAGCAGACTTAGACACACGCTTCTACGCAGGAGATCAAACGCTCTGGTTTGAGATCTATGGAAACTCACCTTACTGGGGTCAAAAACGCTATTACTTCAACATTATCAAGCCCGCTATCGAAATCGTCACAGGCTATCAACGTCAGCATAAGAAAAGCTTATCTTGCTCAGCACTTTCAAAGAAAGCAGACGTCGCCGCACAACAACTTTCCAAATCTCTTATCTGGTCATTTGAACAAGCTGGCGGTCATGAAGTCATCTCTAAAGCATTTGACGGAGCAGCAATTCAAGGCCTGTCTTTTATTGATATGGACGTATCGTACGAAAACGATCCCGTGAATGGTGACATTATTCTTTCAAACGTTCCGTACAACTACTACTGGATAGACCCATTCTATAAGAACTTTGACATGTCAGATGCAGAGTCAGTATGGCGTCGTCAAGCATTGACTAAAAGCCAAGTCAAACGCATGTTCAATTATCAACGCGATGAAGAAGTAGATAAGCTTCAACCAGTCTACCAAAAAGACGGCAAGTTCATCTTCATGCCAGAAAATTACTACATGCGAGACATCGGGCTTTACACAGTAGACGAGTACTATTACAAAAGTTCACGAAAAGCAAAGTTCATCGTCGATGCAAAGACGGGGCAAACAAAAGAGTGGACATCATCAAATCAAGAGGCCCTTGGTGACTTACTCGGCATCTATCCTGAGCTTGATTTAATTGAAATGGATATTCCGACAGTTGTATATAACATAGTCGTCAATGGGGTAGTTTTTTATTCTGGCCCGCACCCGACAGGCCTAGACTGCTACCCTATGACCCCTTGCTATGGCTTTTACAATCCAGAGCTGACCAACTTTGCATTACGTCATCAAGGCCTCGTAAGAGGTATGCGTGATTCTCAATTCTTGTATAACCGCGTCCTCATCAATACAGCAGATCAGATCGAGTCTCAAGTTAACTCAGGCTGGAAGTATAAAGAAAACGCTGTAGTCAATCCTGAAGATCTTAAAAAGGGCGGTAACGGTATCAATGTAAAAGTCGCTAAAAACGCAAACATGTCTGATGCCGAAAAGATCCAACCTACCTCCCCGAATCCAGGTTTAGCAGGTCTTCAAAACGAACTAAAGAACCTCGTGTATCAAACAGGTCTCGTAAACCAAGAGCTAATGGGAATGGCAAAAGATGACGTCCCAGGTATTCTTGCTATGGTGCGTCAAGGTGCTGGTCTTACAATGCTTCAACGTCTATTCGATCAACTCGACTCAACGCAAAAGCTTGTCGGGGAGAAGATGTTAACCTGCTTACAAAACAACTGGAAGATCGGCAAATACCAAGATGTCGTCGGGGAAGAGATTGACCCGATGATCCAGAACAAAACCTTTACAAAGTTTAACATTGTTGTTGATGAAGTCGCTTACACAGACAGCCAAAAGCGTCTACAGTTCCAACAGCTCGTACAACTTGGTCAACTGGGTGTTCCTGTACCTTCAAAGCTCTATATCGAAAACTCTCCACTCATCGACAAAAAGCAACTCGTCGACGCTGTAGCAGAGCAAGAGATGATGGCGCAAAGAGAAACACAAGTACAGCAACAGCTACAAACTCAGCGACAGATCATTGAAAATGAAAATCTGATGGCCGAGGCAAAAGCTAAACAATCATTAGCTGCTGAAAGATTAAATAAAGTTTCACTGGATACCGCCCTTTCTGCTGAACGTATCACACAAGCACAAGCAAATAAAACAAAAGCAAACCTTGACCTCGTCGAGACTGCCCTTCGTCTTCAAAGCTTAGATTTATCTAACCTTAAAGAGCTTCTGAACGTTCTTGAAACAATTAAAACAAAAATTGAGCCAGAACAAGATTTGGGGGTTGAAAAAATAAATCAACAGTTGTCAAATGTAGTTAGTCAAGTCCCAGGCCTCGCCCAAGGCCAACAACAACAAGGTGCATTATGAAAATGTTCGCAGATCATGATGAATACGCCAACATGCCTCAAGACGTTAAGCGTATGAAGGTTGGTCGTGCTGGTAGTCGGGGAGGGGATGCAGCTTATGCTATTCCTGATGATACGATGAAAGAAGCAGACGATATCGTTGCGTATTCAGCAAATCAAATCAAAAAATATGGTACTTCTCAGAAGTAATATATTGGTTAGTAGCCCTGTTGCATTTATCTTCCTTTTTGCTCAGGGCTATTAACTTTTAGGACTCTATGCTATTTGAAACCTTCATCCCCTTTTTACCAAAAGCTTGGAAAGTCCAAAGAAGTCGTTTCATTTTCTATAACGTGAATCAAGCTTACATCGATGAAGTGAAACGCTTTATAGTTGAGCGCTTTCCGTTTCCTCCCTCCAACAAACCAATAGCACTCGAGTTCGTTCATATACTGCCTTTTCCTCAGACCATACGAAAAAAGATCTTAAAAAATAAGTTCCACGAAGAACTATTTCATACCAAAAGACCTGACACCACAAACCTAAATAAGCAAATGGAAGATTGCCTAACTGGTATAGTATTTATTGATGACAAACAAGTTATTGAAATTTCAGGTAAAAAGGTATACGGTTTAGAGGTAGGAACCAAAGTAAGAGTCTATGAAAGAGGATAAACAACATCTTATTGAAGAACTGTACGCTTACGCAGACGACCCCAAGAACCTGATTCTTCGTGAATTCATTGCAGAGCAAAGGTTATCTCAAAATAGATTTACAACACTTTTATCAAAAGATCCTGATCTCTTAGAGGCTTATCACTACGCACGTCTTAAAATCGGTATACGTAGAGAAAAGAAAGCTTTAGAAAACGAAATAAACGCATCGGTGTATAAAGACTCACAACCGCTTTACGATGATGATTTAAAAGCATGGGAAATAGAAAAGAAAAAAGGGTCTATCTCAATTGATGACGGATTGAAGAAACTCGAAATAATCTACGCAAAGGCGACAAGTGATTCTCCAACTAAATCCGATCATCTCGATGATGACGAGTAAAGGCCACGGCTACGCAAACTTTCTGATTGACTCAGGAGAAGAAGGGGAACTTTACTGGATCGTTTTTTTAGATAATTGCGAGATTTGGACATTTAAAAATAGCGAAGTAAGACTTTCTAAAAATATAAGTTTAGGTCGTAAGTAGCTAGAAAACTTCTCATGTTTTAATTTGTATTCACCAGATCAAAAAAGCTGGAGGGGTTATGATTGTTTTTCCCGACAAAAGCAAAAGATTGATTGTCGTTGATAACATCAAAATACTCTATTCAAAGATAGAAAAAGACCCAGAAGGTTGGATATCTTTTACTGTCTATAGCCCAATACCTTTTGATCTGGTAGAAATAGAAACCATCGACCAGCAACTATTCAAAGCCTGGTTTAACGGTAGAATATGGGAAGGATACAAAATAAAGAATTCTCCCCCTGTAATCAAATGGCGAAGAATTAGGGAGCGGTAAAATGCAACAAGGGTTTAATGATAAATTAAAAGAGTCTTTGGGAATGCGACACAAAGGCAAAAAGAAACAATCACTTAAAGCGAGAGCGCATGAGTCTGAAGGTATGGAGAAAAAAGCTGGCAAGAAATCTTATGCTAGTGTTTCGAAGATGGATAAAGGCTCTAAAAAACTTCCTGGAATGAGTAAAGAGCACGCCAAAGAATACGCAAAATATTCCCCAGCACAACTTAAAAAACATATGAAGGGTGAAAAAGTTCTTCTTGGTATCAAGATCATGGCGAAAAAGAAGAAGTAATATGGAAAAGTGGATTCAAAAAGCACTCAATCCTAAGTCTAAAGGCAAACTCCATAAAGCTTTAAAAGTACCCATGGAGAAAAAAATACCTGTTGCTAAACTAAAATCAGCTGCAAAAAAAGGTGGCAAGCTCGGTAAAAGAGCAAACCTAGCTCTAACCCTTAGGAGCTTTAAACGTGGGAAATAGTTCTCCAAAACCAACGAACCCTGCTTTATATGCACGTGTCAAAGCAGAAGCTAAGAAGAAATTCAAGGTGTACCCATCCGCATACGCCAACGCTTGGCTTGTCAAAACATATAAAGCTCGGGGAGGGGGTTATGAGTCTTAAAAAATGGTTCGCTGAAAAATGGGTAAACATCGGCAAGAAGAAAGATGGATCATTCGCCCCATGCGGTAGACCGAAAGCCAAATTAGCCTCTAAAGGCTATCCCAAATGCGTTCCTCTCTCAAAAGCGACCACTATGTCTCCTTCTGAAATACAATCAGCAGTAAAGCGCAAAAGGGCTAAAAAACAGGGCGTAAAAGGCAAACCTACGATGGTAAAGACCTATGCATCTAATCGCTCTAAATCATCACGCTAAAGCATTCGGAGATTCATCATGGCAAAGACACCAGCTTGGCAACGTAAAGAGGGAAAATCAAAATCAGGTGGACTCAATCCCAAAGGAATTGCTTCCTACCGTAGAGAAAATCCAGGCTCTAAGCTTGCTATGGCTGTAACAGAGAAAGACCCAGGGCCAAAAAGAGCAGCACGTAGAAAATCTTATTGCGCTAGATCCGCAGGACAGATGAAGATGTTTCCAAAAGCTGCAGCAAATCCAAAATCACGTCTAAGGCTAGCTCGTAAGAAGTGGCGTTGTTAATCGGCATTTAAAAGGATGGTCTAGCGTTTAGTCATAAGCCGATAGTGATGGCTGAAAAATTCAGTAATGCGCTAGATTTTTTTCGATCAAAAACAATGCTTGATTATCTGCTCTTTAGCTTTTTTGATCAAAAAGTGGCCAACGGTTTGGTAATGGAGCAGAGTTTTTTCAATTATAAAAACGTAAAATTGAAGGTATTATGAAAATAACAAAAGTGGAAATAATTCCGATTCGACCCAAAAACGGCATGGTGGGTTTTGCTTCTGTAGAGATTGAAGGCCAATTCTATGTTAGTTCAATCGGCGTCCATAAAAGGCTAGATGGAAATGGTTATAGGATTACTTATCCGACTAGAAAAGTCGGTGAGCATGATGTTAATATTTTCCATCCAACTAATCGCATATTAAGTGAAGCGATTGAGCAAGCTATTTCTAACAAAGCTGAAAAAGTTATGGGTCTATAAAAAATAGAGTAGATTTTAAAAAGAGGCTACCAAACACTCAGCGTGATAGCCTCCCAAAATTTCAAAAAACAACCGTTATATGTTTGTTTTCATATTAATCAATCGGTTGATTGACAGACCAAATGTATCCAATAATACAAAAAAAGAAAACAAATAAAAAAAAAATAATCCAACCACTTCTTTGTGGATGGAACGCTGAGTAAACGCCTAGGGAGAACATTTTAAATAATTAGTTTAACCTTAGATGTAGCATCTCTTTTAGGTTGCGTCAAGTCTTCTATCTTTTTCCCTGGTGCATCCCAATAAATAAGGGTCCCATTTTGCATAGCAGTAATAGCAGCCATGTAGGGCTCTACCCATTCAGGCTTAAATAGGTCCCAATTCTTTTTGAAATAAACCGTGTCCTCTTGCTTAGGTAAGCTATAGATAAAATACAGGCACTCTTTTTGATTGTCGTAGTAGTAAAGATCTTGGCTCCAATCGGGTTCGGGTTTTGTTGATCTAACAAAATACCTAGTTTTGATAACGTTGGTATTGGTGTAGTCGTTTTTGCTAATCACCACGATATAATAACCTTGGGGGTCATAGTTACGATGTTCAGCAATTATCTTATCCATCATCTTTTGGTGATTCTTTTTTTTCTCATCTACTATCTCTTGTACTTGCAACCTTTCTTGAGTGCTATAAGCATTTGCTGATAGTTCAGAGATGTTGATTTCTTTGGTATTTTTTCTACCTTCTACGAGATCTATTTCTTTCATATCTTCCTTCAAAGCTAAAGATTATATAACAAAAAATTGACATAAACAGAATTGAAAAACTATCTTGAAAGTACTATCGGCTAGGCGCATCCTAGACTTATAGGCAGTAAAATCCATTCGCCAAGGAACAGCTCATGAATGACGAACAACCAATTGATGTGTTAGAGCAAGAGGTATCACATCAGCCTCAAGAAGTTCAAGAGCCTACGCAAGAGGCTCAAGTTCAAGAATCTAAACAGGATCGGAACTGGAGAGAAATGCGTAAAAAACTCGAATACTACGAGCAGAGATTAGAAGATTACGAAAAAAGACAGCCCTCAGCCCTCAGCCATCAGCCTCAGCCAGAAGAAGAGGATCTTGTATTAGCCGACGATGATATCGTCACAGCGAAAGATGTAAAGTTGCTTGCAAAGAAAATGGCTAAAGAACTCTACCAACAAGAAAGGGTGAAGTTTGAAGCGGAGACAGCAGAGGACAGGCTTAGATCAAAGTTTACTGATTTCGATGACGTGGTAAGCGAGGAAAACGTTAGAAAACTCATAAAAGATGAACCAGAACTAGCGAAAGTCTTAAGAGCTACTAGCGATCCTTATGCAAAAGGAGTTGCTGCGTACAGGTATATCCGCATGATGGATAGGGCACATCCAGAACAGGTGGATAAACAAACCATACGGCAAAACCTACAGAAACCGAGAACAACCTCCTCTTTAAAAGAAAGTGGACTTGATCACGCAGAAGAGTTTGCCTCGGGAAGAATGACAACAGAAATGCGTCAGAAATTGTATGAGGAAATGCGAGCATCTCAAGGACGTCGCTAACTAATAAAGGTTAGATATGTCTATTACAACAACATCTACTCTGCCTCCACAGGTTCTTCTATCATTTTCGATGAAATTGCTCAGTACTCCTGTGCCTTATTTCATCCATACAATCGGCGCGGATTATAGAACCATGCCGGCAAATGGTGGAACAACTCTGAGGATGACCAGATATAACCCATTGGCAGCAGCACTTGTTCCAATCGGTAATTCGGGACAAACTCCCCCAGCTCAACAATTAACCGCTGTAAACATTGACGCGGTTGTTGGATTCTATGGAACCTATGTTGAGCTTAATGAGCAGGTAGAGATAGTTGCCTGCTATAAACCACTAGTAAATACCTGTGAAAGCCTAAACGCTGCATAGCGCATGGTAACACGAGGCAAGGGTTTAATTGTTTTTATGGGAAAATGTTCGAATATGCAAAGAACGAATCTCATCCATATAGGATTGACGCAAAGCTCTAATTTGGGGATCCAAAGTGAGTGCGCCACTATGTCCTTTTTGGAAATGGGGGATATCGTAAGTTTTTCGCATCTTCAACATAATTTCACATTGTCTTGTTTTGATTTTAAGAAATGGCAAAATAAGCTCACAAAGATGTGTCAAACGCTCACCAGAAGCTGTCCACATGTAGGCTTGTTTTCTAGAATTTATAGGATGCTGTTTAGCGGTTCTTTTGGAAAAAAGACCTCCAAAAGTTACAACCAACCAATCAATCAAAGGTTGATCAGTGGAAGTGACTTGCATATTTGTTTGGTGATAAGGTTCCCCTGTTTTGGGATTATTAGAAAAATTTCCAATATAGATACAACCTTCACCATCAATAATTCCAGCGAGATAAGCAATATCGGTCGAAAGGTATTCTTTTCTTACATAATCAAGACGTGGCATAAAATTCTTCCTTTTGTATGGTACAGTTACTGTACAATATCAACAATTAAATGTCTAGCCGCAACGACTAACCCTAGAGGCGCTTTTAAAAAGCGAAGTTATAGTCTAAACTCATGGGAAACCATGAGAGGAGAGGTTGAAGTGCCACTCCCGCCACTAAAAATGGTCAGTAAGCCTGACGAGCTGAAAGTAATAGCAAGAACATTACAACGTCAAGATCCTGTCCTTAACGCAGCTGCGGAAAGGCTCGGTGTCAGCTTAAGACAAACAGAGGATGAACTTACAAGAGATCGTCTTCTTTCTACCATGTCACAGGTAAACTGTACTGGTGGATCAAATCTTGATAATCCTACTGAACTAACATTCTCCGACGTGGTGAATGTAGTTAAACAACTTCGTAGCAACAACGCCTACGAGTTTATGGATGGTATCATTGGCGAAAATCGCTTTGGCACAAGTCCGACACGCGATGCCTACTTGGCGATGGGTTCGACTCAATTGCAAGGTCAGTTCGAAGGAATTCCTCAATTTACCTACAAATGGAACTACCCATCTATCCAGTCCACTATGCCATCTGAGTATGGTGCGATTGCGAACGTTCGCTTCTTGCTCTCCTCAATTGGAGCCAAGTTGCCTAACGCTTCTGCAAACGGTGCGGATGTGTATCCACTAATCGTAATCGGTAGAGAGTCCTACTGTATCGTTGAACAAGATCGTTATAGCTCTTCGTTCATCTATAGACCACCAATCTTCTCTTCACCACTAGCGCTTAACGCAACAGTGGGTTGGAAAATGGCCTATGCTGGTGTTATCACCAACGATGCCTGGGTATTCCTACTTAACTCAACGCTTTCATAAGGAGATAGAATATGGCAGTATATGGCAGCTTTACCTCCGATGGCGTATCCGAACTATTGGATATCGTAGCGGGAGCAAAATATCTAAAACTAACAAACACAAGCGCTGTAGGACAGTTCGAGTGGTACGAAGGCTATGCAGCTGATACCGCTACAAACGTAGCTACAGGAGCCGCTATTACATCAGGTGGAGTAACAGCGTTCCTTTCATCTGAAAGCAGCTTTGCAGCTCAAAAAAACATGAGCAATCCATTCTCTGCATCTGCAGGATTTGGCCAAACAACAATCACTGTTTTGAACCATGGTTATGTTGCTGGTGATATCATCAAGATCACTAATACAACTAGCATGAGACAAATTGCAGGAATGTTTTTCCAAGTTGCAATTGTAGTTGATGCAAACAACTTCAAGATCAATCTGGATTCATCAGGATTCGCATCACAAGCAACAGCTGGTGTTTGCCAAAAACTGATTGTTCCGCAATTGTGGCAACCAAGACAGAAATTCATTGTAGGAATCACCCTAGGTGCTACTACAACGATTAAAACATCTGTAGATCACGGTTATTCCGTTGGTCAATTGGTAACTCTTCAAGTCCCATCAGACTTTGGATCAGTACAATTGAATGGTCTTAGAGGAAGAATTTCTTCTGTACCAGCAGCAGATGAATTTGTGGTAGATATTGACTCATCCGCAGCAACAGCTTTCGCATTCCCAGTTTCTGGTGCAGTGCCGTTTAGCTTTGCTCAAGTTGAGCCAGCAGGATCACAAACTACATTGGCCCAAGGTAACGTAGCACCTGGAGCTTCAGTGAACGAAGGTGTTCGCGGACTAGCTTTGGGAGCCAACGTGTTGGGTGTTGCAGGTAATGAATTCTATTGGGTTGCATTGACCTAAAACAAACTAGGGGGTGGGCAACTGCCCCCTTTAACTTCAAAAGGAGAACTATGACAGTATCTGCAATCGTTCACAAAGAACACGATATCATCGTTAAATCAAACGCTAACCCGTTACCTACCGATGAGAAAAAAAGAAAAGAAGAACTGAATAAGCGTATGCAAGAGGATTTAAAAAAGTTCCGTTGCCGTTTTATTGATCTTCAAGCACCTATGAGTGGCTCTATTCAATACACTCTACAACTCTATCCTAATCAACCCGAAATTAGACAAAAGCTTCTATCGGGGAGAACTTACGATCTTACCAAGATGGAAATTAAACATTTGATGGATAGTAAAATTCCAAAATATGATTATGTAACCGATCCTGTTAGTGGATTACAAGTCCATAAACAAGTAGGATATGAAAAAAGATTCTCTGTAGAGATACTTCCTGAGGGGCTATGAGTGCAACGCTACAACAAATAAGGACAAAAGTTCGAAGGATTACGGCTTTAGACACTCCAGCTAAGCTTAGTGATGCGAACATAGATTTTTACGTGAATACGTTTTATCTCTATGACCTCCCCGAACAAATGAAACTGTTAAACCTCAAAGAGACCTATCAGTTTTATACCGAGCCTTTTGTTGCTAGCTACTCTTTCCCTAAGAATGACTATACACTTGTAGAGCCATTGATTCAGGTTAATGGCTATGAAACTCAATGGTTCCAAGATCCTCTAATTTTTAATCGCACATTCCCAACACTTGATGTAACTCAACGTATCGGAACAGGGAGCGGTATCACAGGCCCATTTAACGCAACACTTGGCACTAGCCCAGTCCTTGCAGGTTATACGAATGGTGTTGGAACAATTGTTTCTAACGTAATTGTTGCTTCTATTGATATTAACGGAGACTCAATCGTTTTAAGGGATAATGGTCAGGGAGCATTTTTAGACTCTAATGGAGCAATTGTACCCTTCTGTACGATCAACTATCTAACGGGCGTAATTGGTATTGTTTTCCCTATTGCGATTCAAAGTGCAGCTGATGTGAATTGCACCTACTACAGCTACAGCGCTACACGACCTACGTCGGTTTTATTCTTCGAGGATACATTTACCTTTAGACCAATCCCAGACCGCGCCTACATCGTCAATATGAACGTCTACAAGAAACCTACTGAACTTACGAACCCTACAGATGAACCCGTATTTAATGCTATGTGGCAACTTCTAGCATTTGGAGCAGCTCAGAAGATCTTCATCGATACAGGAAAGTTAGACCAAGCTCAAGCCTATCAACCCTACCTAGAAGAGCAAATGGATCTTGTGAGAAGGAGAACATTAAATCAGCAAGATGTGCAGAGAGTAGCAACGTTATACTCTGCTCAAATGACAGGACAATTTAGTAACAATAACTTTTTCTTTTAGGATGAAAGTATGACTTACACAACAAATATCCCTCTTTCAGCCCAGAAAATTAAAAACACAACATCCCTGATTCGAGCAAACTTTGACAACTTAGCTGCTGGATTATCAAACGATCATGCTGATATCAATGATCCAACCTCAGGAACAAGACTAACACATGACAAAGTCAGATTGAATGTTCAAGCTGTAGGGCCCTCCACAACAACGACACAAGTTGCGTTATATGCTAAAAATGTGACAGCTGGTGGAACACCATATCTAGAGTGGTTTTTTAGAAGGGCTAACAATGGAAGTGAAATACAATTAAGCTCTGGAGGACTTACACCTGCACTTTCTGGTAGTGGTGTAGGAACACAGGGATATACATTTTTGCCAGGTGGTTTGGTATATGTTTGGGGTCATGTAGCTGCTTTCGTTAATAACGTAGACCAAACATTTCCACAAGTTGGCGGAATAAATGTAGCAAATATTTATCAATTAACATTACAAGTTGCTCCACCAATTACAGTACCATTAGGAAATAATGCTGCTTTCATATTTGTTGAAAACATAAACAATGTCCCTGCATTAGGAACTTTTAAACCAAGATATTTAAAAGTAAACGGTGATAATGCTTTTGCATGCCCCACGTATTATCAAGCAATCGTTGAGTTAGCTCCATGAGTGTAAATAATCTCGTTATCTCAGATTTCGCAACAGGATACCAAACAAACATCGCCCAAGCGAAGTTGTCTAACGATGCATTCCCTACACTTGAAGACGCTCTTATATGGCGTAATCGTTTAAAGCAAAAAGACGGTGTTAAACTAGTCGGAAGATTAAGACGTGAAATTGAATTTACGTTGGGTTCTACAGATGGAGCAGGGGCATTTAGTGGAAATATCATCACAATTGCCTCACTTGAAACAACTGCAAACTTTGAAGGAGAATCCTTTAGCATCGTCATAGGTGCTGCTACTCTTACCGACAATGGCCTAGGTGTTTTGGCTGGTGGTGGAGCAACAGGAACAATCAATTACGCTACAGGTGCTATAACAATCGCTTCAGCTCCAGCAGCAACGTCTATTGTGGCTACATTCGCCTATTACCCTGGCTTACCCGTCATGGGGTTACCAAACTTCGATACCACTCAACTGAACATTGAAGAGAACCTCGCATTCGACACTAAGTACGCCTATAAGTTTGTAACTACACAATACGAAGATGAAAGCTTCTACAAAAGCACGAGCACTCCAAGGCCAGCAGTAACATGGACAGGTGCAAACTACCAACAGTTTGACACGTTTAACTATCGGAATGTTCTTTGGACGACGAATAACGTTCCTGGACAAAATGTAATTGCTGTAACTGTTTCGGGTTTTGTTTCACCTACAGTAACTACCACAGCAGCACACGGTCTATCGAACGGAATGGTGGTATCGTTTGTTTCCTCAACAATAGTTGCTGGAATTATTGCTTTTCCATTTGTAATCAGCAATGTAACTGCAAACACATTTGATATTAGCCCAGCCACAGCCCCTGGCCCAGCCATAGGTGATGGAATTATGGTTGTAGGAGGTTCTTTAACTGGAACTGGAGACGGCATTCGCTGGTATGATGGAACAGGATTTGTAAACTTCCAACCACCTCTCAATCTCAACGCAAATCCAGCACTTGCAGACATAGTGTATCTCAGGGGTGCTTTAGTCGGATGTGTATTTAAAGATCGAACAATTTTCTTTAACACCGTTGAAGCAAAACAAGGCGTATCGAATGTAAACGCCCAAAGATATCCACAACGGGTGCGTTGGTCACAAAATGGAACACCTTTCTGGGGACAAAACCCAACGGGGCAAGTTGTAGATCCCTACTCATGGGATGAAACTAAACCAGGTCGGGGAGGATATATTGATGTCCCTACCAACGAGTTTATTACGAGCATAGCGCAAAACAAAGACGTAGTTTTGATCTATTGCGAACGATCTACATTCCGTCTTGTATATACAGGTAATGAAGTCCTGCCATTTGTATTTCAAAAGATCAATGACCAGTTAGGTGTAGAATCTACCTTCTCCACGGTGCAGTTTGATAAATACGCTATGGGCTTTGGTCAGACAGGAGTTCATGAATCTACAACTACTGACATCCTAAGAGTAGATGAAAGAATCCCATCAGAAATATTCAAGATCAAAAACACTGATTTTGGCCCACAAAGGGTTTCTGGTAATATCAACTACTTCGAGGAGATCGTCTATTTTGCGTATCCCGATGCAACAATCACCTCTTTGAATAACGAAACATTTCCGTATCCTAATAGAATTTTGGTCTACAACTACGTCAACAAATCATTTGCAAAATACCGAGATAACGTCACTGCCCTAGGTTATTCTTATTTGAAGATTGATCAATCCATTACTTGGAATACAGAGATTACATGGGGTGAAGCAGATTTCGAATGGGGATCCGCTGAGCAAATAACAGGCTACCGTAATTCTATCGGAGGAAACCAAAAAGGGTATGTATTTGCCTTTTTGCTAGGTTTAAATGTTAATGATGCACAACTCAACATCACCGCTGTAAACAACACTACAGGTGCACTAACTGTGACAGATCACGGTTTTGATGAAGGAGCAGCGATAAGAATTACTGGATGTGTAGGGACATCAGGTATTAATGATTATAACTACATAGTTTCGATTATCGATAATGATACTGTAACCGTTACTAAAGCGGATGGTTCGCCTCTAGGCTGGAGTGGGACATATCTTGGTTTGGGACAGATTACAAAAATTATTGTACCAAACGTGGTCACCAAAGATTTCAATTATTTCCTGCAATCCCCTATCTCAATAAGAATCAACGAAATCGATTTCTACGTAGCCCAATCAAGCGGTGGTTCATTTGTTTGTAATATATACGACAACACCACACTCGGTAACCCCATCAATGGGGACATTACTACGAACTTAGGTACCGTTACCACAATTAATAACATCGATTATTCTGATAGCAACCTTGTATCAACAGCCCCCTCGCAACTTCTTATAGGTAATCAATCCCAAGAGTATGTCTGGTCAATACTGCAAAACAGCGTGCAAGGACAATCTTTAAGAATGCAGTTAACTTTGGACACAAGACAAATTGCTAATTATGCCACAGAAAGCTACGCACAGATGATCATACAGGCAATCGTGATCCAATACACATCAAGTGGTAGGTTAATCCAATGACGATTAACACAACTAACTACATCCAAGCGTTCTTGCCGAACTCTGTTGATTTCACAGATAACCCTAAATTACTCCCCGATCAATTGACTCTTATTTATAGCTTGATTGCAACCGCTGTTAATTTGCGTCAGATTGGATTTTATTTGTCAGAAGAGCAAATCACAGGCCAACAAGTTTATATTCCAGGTAACCCCCAAAGAAACCGTTTTGCTTTTAGAAAAACATTTGAATGCGGAACGTTACCGAACACAGGAACAATTACCATCGCTCACGGTATTGATTTTACAAATACCGATCTCGAATTCTTAAACATCTATGGAGCATCTACACAACCTACAGTTGGTGCCATACCTCTACCCTACGTACAAGCTACACCTCAAGTGCAATTAGACCTAACAGCGACAGACATTGTGATCACAACCTTTGGCAACTACACAGCCTATACCAAGACGCTTGTAACAATTGAATACGTCAAAAATGCGTAAACTAGTCTAAAAAAAATAAAACTGTCATTGTTATAAATAAAAGTTGAGGTCTTATGTCCATTGCTGCACCAGGGTTTCAGCCTGGCGGTTTAACTAGCCCCACATTCACACCCTCAGGACGGGGAGGTTTGAGAGATTTTCTTTTAGGTACACCTGAACAATTCGTGCGTACACCTGGTCGTGAAATGCTTTATGAGCAGATGATCAGAGGTTTAACGCAGAACTTACCTCGTGGATACGATCTACTGAGTACACTTCTAGGCCCAGAATCAGGACTCTATAGCGAATTTGAACAACCAGCAATCCGCATGTTCCAAGAAGAACTCGTACCAGAGCTAGCAGGACGCTTTACAGCTCGTGGAGAAGGCGGGCAAGGGTCAAGTGCTTACCAACAACAAATGCAAGCGGCAGCAGGCCGTTTAGCACAGGATTTAGCAGCACGTAGAACAGGCATGAGAATGTCAGCACTAGATCAACTCTTTTCACAAGCTGGGCAAGTAATGGCAGCAAGACCTTTTGATCTTATGCCACGTAGACCAGGTGCTTTAGAGAGTGGAGCTTTAGGATTGTTGCAAGGTGTAGGTAAAGGCATTTCAAGATTTGGCGGGGTATAGCATGACACCGAGCGTATTAGGAGGCCCTCTGGGGTTTCAGCCACAGTTTACACCAACAGGTCGGGGAGGATTCTTTACAGGATCACCTGAAATGTACGGTAATATTCCTGGTCGTCAAATGTTGTATGGGCAAATGGCGCAAGGTACTTTAGGTGCATTTCCTGGAGGATTTGATTTCATCAGCAGACTACTTTCTGGAGATCCTGCACTTTTGCAAGAGTTAGAAGCACCTTTAAGAAGACAATTCGGTGAACAAGTAATACCTGGTATCGCTGAAAGTTTTACCTCCATGGGTGAAGGAGCACAAGGGTCTAGTGCCTATCAACAACAACTA